TGATCCCGGCTAAGTCTGGCACGCAAACAGAAGCGATCGTGCCGTTGCTGGAAGGCGAGATCCTAGTCAAGTTCCAGGATGATGGCGGCAGGCAGTCAACTGATGCGACAAGCGTCATCGTTGACCTACCTGAAACGCTAGGCTCATTGCCAATCGTAAGCAGACGTGAAGATCAAGACGTCCCGCCATTCCAAGGCACCAAAACAAATGTCTTCTACAACGAAGACTTTGATGCTTTAACGCTGCATGGGATGAGCACGCTGGATCTAATCACTGATTTTGATCTGATTCCATCGTTTGATTTTCTTGGTGCTACATGGCCGCAAGGTGATTATGTCTTTGCAAATATGCTTGATCTTGGCGCGGTCTATAGCATCGACCTAAGCCGTTATTTTACAACCCGTGGCTTTTTCCCCAGTGACTTAGTTGATAGTCGGACTGCGGAAGTTGACTCCTGGTCTGACTGGGATGGCGCCGTCAACGACTCGGTGAACTCCGTTCTGTATTTACGGCGCACGAATGACAATCCATCCGGCACGCCGACATGGAGTGAATACCAACCCTTTGTGACCGGTACGTTCCTGGGTCGAGGGTTCCAGTTCAAGGCTGTCTTGCAATCAGCTGATCCGGCAGAAAACATCTTGATTGATGAACTTGGCTATGATGCCACCTTCCAGCGCCGCACTGAGCAAAGCAACGGCGTCGTCGCCAGCGGTGCGGGCACCAAAACCATAACCTTCGATAAGGCATTCTTTACCGGTACAGCAGCGATCGGCGGGGTCAATGCCTACCTGCCCAGCATCGGCATCACAGCGCAGAACATGGCAACAGGCGACTATTTCACGCTCGGCACCGTGACCGGCACCACCTTCCAGGTCACCTTCCGCAATGCTGCTGGTACGGCCATCGACCGTAACTTCACTTACACCGCAGTTGGTTATGGACGTGGGGTGTAGAATGGCAACACAATCACAGGCTTAACTTGTGGCCACGCACGATTACGTCATAGCTAACGGCACTGGCGCCGCTGTCAGGTCTGACATAAACGGTGCACTGGCCGCAATCGTCAGCCAAAACAGCAACGCATCAGCACCGGCAACGACCTATGCCTACATGAGCTGGGCGGACACCTCCGCTGGTGTGATGAAGATGCGGAACGGCGCCAACAGCGCATGGATTTCGCTATACCAGCTAGATGGCGAGTGGACCAGCATTGCCTTTGAGAATGGCACGGCTGCTGCGCCATCAATTTATTTCAAGGACAGCGGGACAGATACCGGCATCTACAGCCCTGGTGCAAACCAAGTAGCCATCTCAACTAATGGCACGGGGCGGTTGTTTGTTGATGCGAATGGGAATGTTGGGTTAAACACAACGCCAAATTTTGTGTTTGACGCGCTTCGTTCAAGTGCCGGAACAGTAGGAAGATTCCAAGCAAACGGCACTGACTCAAACATTTCAATTAGAAATAATGCGCGTGAAGGAATACTAGGCGCAGACACAACTCAATCGTATCTGCTAAACGCAGATGCTTTTCCTTGGACATTCTGGACAAACAACACCGAGCGCATGCGCCTGGACTCCAGCGGCAGGCTCTTAGTTGGCACGTCTAGTGAGCGTACCAATGTTTACTACACAACTGTTGCTACTACCCCTAAAGTACAATTTGAAACTACTGTTAATAGTTATAGCAATGGACTTTCATTAATAAATTATTCGGCTACTGGATTCTCACCTATCCTGACGCTTGGCTTATCTGCCAGTAATACGCAGGGCACCAATACAGCGATTGCTAGTACCCATGAGATGGGAACAATTAATTTTGTAGGAAATGATGGAACTAATTTTAGAACAGGTGCATCTATTATTGCAGTCAACGATCAACTATCTGCTTGGGCGGTAGGAGATTGCCCAACTCGCCTAGTGTTCTCCACTACGGCAGATGGCGCGGCTAGTCCTACGGAGAGGATGAGGATTACGAATGGTGGAATAGTTGTTGTTGGAAATACGTCCGTATTTTCTATTACTAGCAGCACAGCCACGGGCAGTCAACTAAGCAACGATGGTTATTTTCTTGCTTATACAAGCTCCCAAACTGCTGCTTACTTTGGAAGGCAAACCAGTGATGGAACAATCGTTGAGTTTAGGCAAGATGGGACGCAGGAAGGCTCTATCTCCGTTTCTGGCACCACCGTCTCCTACAACGGCGCCCACCTAAGCCGCTGGTCTCAACTTCCCGGCGGCACCGAGCGCACCGAGATCCTGCGCGGCACCGTATTGAGCAACATTGATGAGATGTGCGGCTGGGGTGAAGAAGAAAACGAACAGCTCAACCGCATGAAGGTGAGCGACGTTGAAGGTGACAAGAACGTATCAGGCGTGTTCCAAGCCTGGGACGATGACGACGACACCTACACCGATGACTTCTACTGCGCGATGACGGGTGACTTCATCATCCGTATTGCTGAAGGCGTCACGGTGCAACGCGGTGATCTGCTGATGTCTGCCGGTGATGGCACCGCCAAACCTCAAGATGACGACATCATTCGCAGCAAGACCATTGCCAAGGTCACTAGCACCTATGTCACCTGCACCTACGAGGATGGCAGCTACTGCGTGCCTTGTGTCCTGATGGCTTGCTAGAGCCACTACCCACCACCACACCACCACCATGACCACCTACACCTGGGCCATCGCCAACCTTGAGCGCCACACGGCTGGGGTGCCCTGGGCGTAGGCTCGCTAAGATGACCGCATGATCGAGGTCATCGCTGCGATTGCTGGAGCGTCGATCTCCGTCGCCGCCATGGGCGCGATGGGTTTCACCAAGCGCAACGACGAAGCCCGCGATGCCGTCATCCGTCTCACGGCTGCCGTGGAGCACATCGCCACGCAGCTCGAGGTCATGCACACCGACATCCGTGCCGATCGCAAGGAGACCTTCTCACGGCTCAATGGGGTTGAGCAGCGTGTGGCTACGCTGGAAGCACGCCCACACTGACGTCGATGGATCGGATCGCTGAGTACGTCGCTGTTGTTATCGCCGTTCATGGCGCCGCGGTGGCGATTGTCAACCTCACCCCCACTCCCAAGGACGACGAGGCCCTGGGCCGCTACAGCAGGATGGCTGTCAAGCTCTACCGGGCCGTCGAGATCCTGGCCGGTGTCATCACCCCGCTGGTGAAACGCTGAGATACCAGCCGCCGGTTCCACCGGGCATCCACCTGGGGTTCCAGTTCTTGCGGCTGTAAACCACCCCATCCCCCTTCGTGTTGGCTGTGTAGCCACCGCCGGTCAGGTTGGCCTCACCGTTTGGATCGTTCTGGATCCAGGTTGTCGCCGTATAACCGATCACGACGGACCAGTGGCCACCGCCAGACGGGCCAGACACCGGGCCATGGTGCAGCCAGCCCACAGCAACAGGCCGGCCAGCATTGATCTCGGCCTCTAGCTTGATCGGCGTGCCATCCGTGTGGAAGTTGGCCTTGAGGCCCATGCTGCGCAGCGCCAGCAGCTGCGCCTGCGCGTCGGTGGTGTCGCCATACTTCGCGCGGATCGCGTTGTAGGCGTCATCGTTCGCCACCTTGTTCCAGTGCATCGCGAGCATGGCGCAGCTCGAGCTGAAACACTCCCGGTAACCGGTGCCGGATTTATTGTCGAGCTGGCTCTGCCACCGCACCACGAGCGGGTTGCTGGTGGGTGATGGCTTGACCGCAGGGGCGGCGCGGTAGAGGGCGGCGAAGTCTTCCACCTCCCTGGTGGTCAGGACCTGCTGCAGCGCGTTCCAGGCCGCCAACTGATGCGGTTGCTCTTTGTAGTACTTGGCGGCATCAGCCAGCCGTATCGTTGCCATCTGCGTTTGCTGCGATCTGGGCGACCACCTAACTTTATCGGTGGTTCACTGATCAGCTTGTGCCGCTGCCCGACTACGAGATCCACCACCTGTGCAGCAAGCACGCGATGGTGGTGCCATTTGATCCTGATCTGGTCAACCCGGCCAGCATCGACGTGCTGCTGGGAGACCGGCTGATGGTCGAGGTGGAGTACCGCCATGAGCTGGAGATCCTTGGCATCGCCCACTACACCCAGGCCGATCCCTACTGGCTGGCGCCGGGTGAGTTCTGCCTGGCGGAAACCCGCGAGATCTTCAACCTGCCGGACTTCATCGCGGCTCAGTTCCTGCTGAAGTCAAGCCGGGCACGGGAGGGCCTCGAGCACCTGCTGGCTGGCTTTTGCGATCCCGGGTGGCATGGCAGCAGGCTGACGCTGGAGCTTACTAACGCTCGGCGTTATCACTCGATCGCGATCTGGCCTGGCATGAAGATCGGCCAGATGGTGTTCCAGAAGATGGATGGCATCCCGGCCCGCACCTATGCGGTGACTGGGCGCTACAACATGGATGAGGCCGTCACGGCAAGCAAGGGCTAATCTGTCCAGGTGGAGACACCAGGCCCGGCGGTGCATGACGTCGGGCTTTTTTATGCCCGGGTTTGGCGGTAGCGAATGACCTTGGCAGGCGCTTCGGCCGGATCATCCAACGGGATCATCCGGTAGTTCTCGACGCCATGGGATTCGGCCCAGTGCTGCGCGGCGATGTGGGTCGGGAACGGGCCAACGTGCCACAGGCCAAGGTCAAGGATGTAGGTCATTTGAGGGATGGGTTGCGTTCAACAGCAGTAAGGCTGGGGTGGTCGCGGTCGTCGTCGTCTTCATCATCCTCGTCCTCGGGGATGTGGTCGTATTCGGGGTCGAGCTTGGGCATGGGGGAAGGGCCGCCGGAGCGGCCCGGTGAGGGTTAGCGCCCAAGGCACCGACTGGCGTGCTGCTCGGAAACCCAACCGCCTTCTTCGCCAGGGTTGGGCAGCGCTGCTGTGGGCAGCTGGCGCACCCAGACCATGCCAGCCTGTGCCTCGCGGTGACCCTTGATCACCTCAGCCCACATCACGGCGCCGGGGAACCAGTCGGCCATGTGAGGCATGTCGACCCAGACCTTCTGGCCGATGTGCAGAGCCTCGCCGGCTTGATCGAGGAGTTGAAGCATGGCGTCCTCCGCCTGAACTGAAAGAACTATACACCACCCGCAGCGCACCCTCCCCGATCAAGGCAGCCTGTTCACAATCCGTCACATAGGCGATCAGGTCGCGTCCGTTACCGTTGGCCAAGCGGCGGTCATCCCATGCAGGCTTTCCTGATCGAGATCACCGCCAAGGTGATCTACCGCTCAGACACCGACCCCCAAGAGCTGCCGGCTGATCTCTACAGCCGCATCACAGAGCACATCGGCAACGACGACGACATCCTCGACCTTTCAGTCGAGGCATTGCCCCTGCCGCTCGATCTCGGTGGACAAAGCACACATTGATGGCACCCGCCTGGTCACCCGGCGATCGGCCCGTGATCAGATCCACCTCGCCTGGAACTACGAGTGCGCCTACTGCGGCGATCCGCTCGGTCGCAGTCCCACCCTCGATCACGTCGTCCCCAAGGTCTACGGCGGCCTGACCGTCCGCGAGAACCTGGTCAGCTGCTGCCTGATGTGCAACAGCCAGAAAGGTCACAAGCCATGGGTTGACTGGTATCGCGCGCAGCCGTTCTGGTCATCCCTTGGCGAGTGGGCGATCGTGCGCTGGATGGCAGGTAAGTCCTAGCGGTCGGCCACGAACAGCTCACAGCGTGCCGCAAACCGGCCGCCGCTCTGCCGCGCTTCGGGGAAATCAAGACCGCATCCCTTGCGCGTTGCCTCCCATTGAATGCAGTCCCAGCACATGCGCGGCGCATCATCCGGCCGGATCTTGGCACGTGCCATCTGGTAGATCGACTGCGCGCGCAGCATCGCATCCTGCAGCCGGATGGCGCCGGTGTCGGCCTCCACCTGGTGCTCAGCCTTCGGGCCAAGTACCACCCGGGCGCGCCAGGTACGGTCGGTCCGATCGCAGAAGAGAAGCAACCGGCCGCCGTACAGGCTGATCATTCAACCTCACCGAAACTTGGCGCGTGATAGATCCGCTCCAGGACCATGCAAGCCGGATCGGGATTCTGAAGACCCGAGACGACATAGCTCGCCACTGGGTCCGTTCTATCGGCTGAAACGAACACGATCGAGGTGTCGCGTTCCTTCACGACCAGCAGGCTGGTCCGCGGGCTGCGCACCAGCAGCGCAACCGCCAGCCGCTCCCAAAAGTTCAGACCTGCCAGGTGTGATCCGTTCATGGCCCCAGTGTGCCGAGCAACCGGGCAAGATACCACTGCGCCTTGGCCAGTGAGTCCTCGCCCTTGTGCCGCTCGCGCCAGATGTACTTGATCGTGTTCCCCTTGCAGAAGCCGCGGAACTCCTCGGGCGTCAGTGCGGCCTCGATTGCGTCGATGCACTCGATCTCGCCCTGGCGGTAGTGCGGCGGCTGGTTGACCAAATCCATGTCAGATAACGGTACGGGTCTGGTAGTTGGGATCCTCAGGATCAGGGCCGAAGCCGCTGGCCTCAGTTGCCGGCGCTGTTGGTACCGGCTGAGCAGGTTTGACCTTGAGCCATTCGCGCAAGGCTTCACCCGTTGGTGTCTTGGCCGGCCATGCAATGAAGCGCAGCAGCTCTTTGGTGTCGGTGAACAGCATGGAGACGTGGGGGCGCCAGGCCATGTAGCTGACGCCATTCCAACGATCGTGGCGGCGTACAACGCGCAGGCCGCCGGCTGCGAAGGTGTCAGCCATGGCCATCCAGTTCGGCGGCGATGGCGAGAAGTTTGGCGCGGATGTCAAGCTGGCGGTTAAACACGTCGGCAGTGCAGTCGTCTGGGATGGGGGACACCACCTGATCCGCAACAGCACGAAGGGCGGCGGCAACGCATCGCAGCTTTCCGAGGCGGTTGTACCCACCTGGCCAGTGGTCGAAGACGGCATCCAGCACGGATTGAGCAGCGGGTGATAGGTCAGTCATTGGGCAGAGCCTCCAGGGCAAGGCGGATGGTTTCGCATTGGCCGGAGTCGAGCTTTAGGGCTGAGGCGCCGTAGGTCTGCATCAACTTCAGCGCCTGCTCCTTCAAGCTCGGCGGCTTGGGGCGGCGAGTTTGTTGTAGATAAATGGCACGGTGAATCTTGGTTCCATCAGGAAGATCAACAAACCCCCATTGGTGATCTCTCATGTGATCACAGCACGCCTTCAGCTCCTGGTCGGCGCCCCATTGGGCGGCAGCGGTGGCGATGTTCTGGAGCCGGTTGGCCGTGATGGTAATGGACGTCTGCTCAAGTGGACCCCATGGGTAGTCGTCTGAGCACAACCACTGCTGCACCAACTCAAGCGGTGGTGTGATCGGGTGTTCCATCAGTATTCAATCCCCACGCGAGCAATACCATCAAGCGGCACACCAAGGCGATAGGCAGCACCTGCTGACAGGTCGATGCTGTTGCAGTCGCAGCGGTCCCGAATGGGCACCACCAGCGAGCGGCCGCGATGGGTGACACGGACCAGGGTTCCGCATGGCAAGAAAGGATGAGCTGCGCTGATGCCCCAATGCTGGTAGGCGCGGCCCGTGCAGTAGTCGGGGCGGCCTGCATACCAGGGGTCGTACACCGTGGCGGTGACCGTCCTGGCCTGGGCTGGTGCGGCAAGCATGGCCAACAGAATCAAAAGCCTCCTCATGCCCACTTCCCCAGCAGATGACGGCGGCAGGTGGCGATCGCCTGATGCGCTTGCTTGGCGGTCATCACTGAACCGGTGTCATCCATCGCCTGGCACACGTCAGCATGAAGCTGTTCGTAGTCGGTGTCCCTAAAGTTCGGGCCAAGGTCTTGGCAGAACTCCTGCCACAGACCGGTGTAGGTCGAGCGCAGTGGATCGCCTTTAGGCAGATGAGCGCGGCCGCTCTTGGCGTACAAGGCCTCAAGCATTTCGTGGCGGCGGTTGTCTAGTTGGAATTGCTTCATGGGTGATCTCGTAGTGCTTGGCGAATGTGGAGCAGTTCTTCTAGGCGGGCAGAGATGATCGGCCCGCGGCCCAGTTTGCCTAGGTCATTCAATCGGATGTCGATCAGCCGGCAAAGCCGCAACCGCTCGTCCTGCTGCCCAGCATGGAACATGCCGGAATCGCTGATCAGCGCCTCCAGCTTGGCGCGAATGTGGTCACTCATCACGCCACCTCCACTTCAGCGCCGGGCCAACGGGCCTGGGCATAGCGGATCGCGTGGCGCTTTGATTCCGCGTAAGTGATCCAGGTCATTGGCTGGGCACCGGGCTTAAAGACCAGCACGCGAAACTCCCGGGTTTGATTACCGGATCGCGGTCGGCTTACGCCTTCACCGTGCTGGCTGGTAGGCAGTTCTTCGCTCCACTGCCAAGGCAGCATTGCTCCTGTCGTCTTAATCATGGATTGCTGGATCGGTAACGGTTTCGGGGTTGAGCCATTCCATCTCGGGCAACCACGGCAACCAACCGGATTGCTCGGCGATCTGTTTGGCATCAGCCAGCGTGTGAGCCGTGATTGATTCGATCACGCTGGCCGAACGGATCTGGAAATAGAACTTGCGGGGGGTGGTCATGGCTTCAGCTCCTGATGAGCAGCCGGGTGATTGTGATGCGCTTGTGCAGCTTGCTGCTTCACGTTGTCGTAGGCGAGGGCATAGACCGCCACCAGCAGAAACAAGGCGGCGGCGCGGTTGATCCAGATGTTGGTGATCATGATGCGAGCGCCTTCGAGACGCGGTAACGGGTGATGTTGAGGCGACCAGCGATCTGGCGCTGGCTGAGGCCGGTGCGGCGCAGGATGCGGACGCGGCGATCGTCGGAAGCAGTAAGCCAGTCGATCACGGCGATCAGGACCAGCAGTGGCAGGAACAGCTTCCAGATCAGCAGGGCGGTGAAGGTGAGCATGGGGTGAGTGGGTAAGGGGCAGGAAGCCCCGAAGGGCTCAATCGGCATCTAGCAGTCGGATGACTTGGATGCGGCGCTGAGTGACAGCCCACCACTGATCGAACTGCTCAGGCTCCATCAGGTTGTCGGCCTGATCGTTCAGCTGATCCAGCTCGAGGAGGAGAGCTTCCATGTTCAGCGCAGCCTCTGGGCTGCCGAGTGGAGGGCCGGTTGCCTCCTGTCCCCTAATTATCCCCCACCGCCCGTAGCGCAGCAATCAGGCTGTTACAGTTCGTAATGTGGCAGCGGTGGCCGGCCCGGCGGCAGGCACTCCACGAAACCAAGCTCCAGAGATACCGGCACACGCAGCACCGGTTTGTTCTGGTGTTCCGAGGACCACCCGATCGAGTACCGGCTCACCTCCGCCTCCACCGTGAACCACATGTGCCCGCACGCTTCACAGACCCGCTTGCGCACCACCTGATCTGGAACCCGGTTGTTGACGATCGCCACTCGATGGCGGCTGTGGCTGCACTTCGGGCATTTCATCGGCATCATGGGGCCATCACGACCCGGGGAAATGGATTTCGGGAAATGGCTGCAGGTGGAAATCCCACCTGAGAAGCTGTTCAAGCTCGAGGCCGACTGCCGCGCGCTTGAGGCCAATGGCAAAGCCGGACACCTTGCCGCCCAGCTTCTTCGGCAGACCCACCGGCAGCAGGAAATGCTCCAGGCTGCGGTCCATGAGATCGCGCGCCTGGAGCTGTTGCTGATGCGTCAGAACACGTCAGGCTGAACAACGACGCCATCAGTGGCATTGGCCAGATTGGCCGCAGCAGTCTCAACAGGTTGCTCGGGTGGTTCACCCATGATGCTGATGTACGGCTTGCCATTCTTGGCTTCACGTTTCCAGCCTTTGACTTTGATGTCAATGTACTCTTTGCCTGATTTAGCCTCAGCAGTCAGGTACTCACCGAGCGCACGAAGTTCGCTAGCCCTGAAACTAATGTCGCCATAGTAAGGCGTTTTGCTGTCCGCAAAGTCGGACTTGAATAGACGAGCGTTGATCTTGAAAGTCATGGTTGTTCGTGGGTGATGGTGTTGGCCTTTTCGTAGTGCTCCACCTCGGCCAGGGGATAGAGCACGCGCCCCTCAATGCGCACATAGGCTGGCCCGGTTGATTGCCGTCGCCAGCGAATCAATGTCTGGCGATGAACCTGCCAACGCGCTGCCAGCTGCGCGTCGGTCAGAAACTCAGAAGATGTCGTCATCAGGCTCAGTAATCACCAC